ACATGAGTGTTCCACGCGGTTCGTTCCGCGACCTGCTGACTCGCTTCCCACGTGATTTCCGTCCGATTCACATACGGACCCAGATAGAGATTGATAACATCCAACTCTAGGGTAGTCATGTTCCGACAAGCCCCTACCGCTCCATTGATAAATGTGTTTACCGTCCTCTCCAATCCATTGTCCTCCAACGAGGAAACGTAGAGGAAAAAGAAGAGAGATTCAAACACCGAGATGAACTGGATATGAAGTACGAGTTTTAACAGTGTATGGAGGAGACGTTTTTCGTGTTTGTGATATCCGATGATAACGCGCTCCAGCAAAGTGGACTCGGTGATGAGATTGACTTTCTCCTCCTTCAACCCTTCCAAGAGTGGTGAACGATTGATATCTTCCTCTGCAGACCATGCCGACACCTTGTTCAACGAAGGAATCCGCTTCATACGTTGCGTGGGCGTGGCGATGGGCGCCATCGGTGGGGAGTCTACGATCTTGATGTCTGCATCATGGAACAACATCCATTCCCTTCTTGTTTCATCTGTTCACTTTTTAAACTCCCCCCTTTAGTAGAAACCGTCATGTTTGAGTACCACTCCAAGCAGAGCCATTCCGAGTTTTACGGCGGCGAGGGCGTCACGAAAGTCAACGAGGTTCGCATTCGTGGCAAGAAGGGCACCAAGTCCGTTACCTGGAAGAACCAGGCGGGTAAGGTCGTGAAGCGCTCCAAGAAGTCGTTGACCAAGAAGCAGATCAAATGTATCCAGCAGTGCCAGTTCGTACCTGGCTTGTTTAAGGACTGTAAAATGTGCTTCTAAGAAGTATCTAAAGTCTGATGGCCTGTGTAGGAATACACTACCATGGCCACCATTACCTTCATTTATCGTCTTCGCCCGCATTCTTTCGTCTATCATGGTAAGATTCGTATGTGTTCTGTTCCAGAGGACGACGTGGGATTGGACCGTGTTATTCGGCCCATCGTTCAGACAGGCATCCGCGCCTATCGTGCCGCCAAAGGCTACACCGATTTGCTGGATTCCGAATTTCAGCTCGGCGTACTCGGTCTCTCCACATCATGTGTAGAACACTGTAGCGAGATGGAATATGGTGCGTTTGATTTCTACTCCGTGCAGAAGGACGATGGACAATTTGCATACTGGATGAATGGACAGAAACTTGCGTCTACCTAAGCTTATGATGTGTACATTATAAAGTAGAATGACGAGTATCACCTTCCTCTATCGCGTGGATGACGGCGACGAGCTCTATCATGCGAAGTTGGTCACGGACATGCCCCTTCCTGCAAAAGGACGATTTCTATCCGAGTACGTGTATTCCATCGTAGCGTATGGCCTTGGAAAGTACCGCGCATGGAAGGGCCTGCCTGCGATGCAGAAGGGGATTCGGCTCGGTACGTTGTATACGAATGCGGTGGATGCTGTGAATACAGTGACGTTGGAAGACCACGTCAGTTACAATTTCTTCTACATGGCCAGTGAGAATAAAAGCACCTATGTGATAGACGGTGAACTACTACCTCTCTAGCAATCTGCTACCTTTGTCTTACAGAAACTCTAAAATACTATAATAGCGATCCGTTAGAACCTTCACCTTCTTTCGTGTGGCCTCAGGAAGGAATGCCATCGCGGCCTTGATGAGGATTCGCATGCACATGGTTGGATTCACCACGCGAATTTCTTGGAGATTTTCGCCGTGCTTTCCTGACAGAAGTGAGTTGATACCCTTGCCTGTCTTAAATTCCAGAGCGTACAGGATCTCAAATCCATCACCGTCAATGATCCAGGCCCATTTGTGATTGCCCAGATGGTCCAGGATCTCGTCATATGCGTGTAAGGCCTCGTCTGCGTCTTCGTATTGCGTGATGGTGGATGGCTTGGTATAATAGGTGGAAACACCATGTCGCGTGTGAAGTTTTTTGAAGGAATACGAAGGGGAGTCCATCGGGTTCCACTAGAATAAGAGCCTAAATATCAGACGGTGTAATAAACACAGAATTAGAAGGGACGATGTACGTCATTATTCGTTTTCATGTCAAGGAGGATGTAGAGCACATTGTGGACATTGTAGAGAGCCATAAGGACCTTATCCATTATGTGGATGTACTTCTGAGTCATGATCTGACACTCAAGAAGGTGGATCCACCTATGATAAATCTGCGGGCGGGTCGCTGTGTACCGATTGCACACAATGAGAAGCATGAGTATTATGTTCAGTATCAAACAGTAGTGAAGGAGCCGTCGTTCCTGTAAGGGTGCCGTATCTCTCCTAAGGTGAGGGTCAACGTGGTGCGTTTGGAATTCGTGGAGATTTTCTACGGTACAAGTGTACGACTGAGTAGCACAGTGGCAGTCTGCATCGAGCTGTTAACTCGAGGGTCGTTGGTTCAATCCCAACCTCGGTCGTATTATCTTTTTTACAATATTGGTAGATGTTGTAAAAATAGAATCTATATTACATCGTGGTACATATGCCCCGTATATCAGACGGAGTAATACACGGACTTCAGGCCATATTCCTTTATGCATTTCTCTAGGTGACAACGACACGAATGGCACGGCTCGGAATTCAGAATCTCCGTGGACCCTCGCGCCAGCCGAATGACCACCAACGTGGCTCCCTCCAACTTCGCGACGTCGCCGATTTTCTTGAGCACCGCGCGCTCGGCATGTATCGTGTTGTCCGTGTATCCACAACCCTTGGAACGAGAACCGACTTTGTTGGCCGCTACCTCCAACACTTTTCCTCGCTTCAACACGGCGGCAATGTGTAGTTTCGTTCGGTGCTTCATACGGGCACTCGGAATGGAGACCTGCTCCTCAATCATGTCCATGATGGACTCCTTGCTGAGCTTCATTGCACTTTTACCAAAAGTGCTTAGTGCGCAAAATGTGAAAGGGGGCTTTTAATAAACGTAGGTGATAAGATGGGCCGTCCATCCTTTCTGGGCCTGTCAACTTTCAAATTTTTTAATGAAGCGGACTAGTCTCGTGTGACAATGACGATACTTGGATCCGTATCCGATTCCGTATCCGACACCATCGGTGTCATCGGTGATCGCCGTTCATTGCTGGGATAGATAACCGCGTTTCGCGGTCTTGTGGTATCCACTGGCGCAGGACGCATACTGTTGAGCAGTGGTGAGGACACAGATGGGCGCGATTTTCTTGGCGGAGGCAATGGCACCATACTGCTTCGGCGATAATTCAGACGGCTCTCAAATTGGGAACCACCCTTCTTCGCCGTCTGTGCCGCATCCAGGGCCTGCTGGTGTGCAACCGGTTCCTGATACAGCTTCATTTTCTCTAGTTCAATCTCCTCCTGAATCCTGCGCTTGCGCTCCTCCACCGCCCGCGTCAATTCTTCCTGTTCTCTTCGGTTTTCCTCACGTCGCAAATCAATCTCTTGTTCCAACTCTTTCTTCCGCTGCTCCAATGACTCTTTGAGTCTGGATTCCACTTGCTCCGCAATTTGCTTCTCTATCTGCGGACTCACGAGCTCGTTCAAGGTCTGTTTTCTGCGCTTGAGCATGAGCGCGGCCTCCACCGCCATCTGCTTGAGACGCGACTCGGAACTCTCAAAGACAATGGTATGCTCCAAGGCACCGCAGATATCGGGCTTCTTCAAATCGCGAATGGTTCCAAAATTCTTCTCAAACATCTTGATGGGCTCAGGAGGAATCGGTGGCGACTGCTCAATCAACCGGTCCAACTCGGTACGACAGATTTTCAGAAAATCCAAGGCGTCCATGCGGTCGTTCGGATTGAGGGCCAGCTCTACCGCAATGAGTCGCTGGAATTTGCCCCAAGTGATACTGGCCACACGATGCGACTCTTCCAGCTGTGCATACCGTAAATAGTTGCCCACTGTTGTTAACATACCTGCGACGAGTGAGATGCCGCCAATGGCGAAACTGGCGTATTTCTTCGCCATTTCATTGTTCTCAAAGAGCGACTGGATACCGAAGTTGGCGGTCCCTCCTAGGGTAGAGAGAACGATCACAGGCAAGTTAATCCACAGGGTTTTTACATGGAAAATCTTTTCGGACTTGTCGTGTAACCACCGATAACAGGACGCAATGTCACTCCACTCCGCCATCAGGCGCTCTTGTTCTTTCATCCAGCCATTCTGAAATTTTTTTGTCTTGTCTTCTTCCTTTCCTTGTTTCCCGTCCTTCGCCTTTGCTTCGTTTGGCGAAGTAGGTGCTGTGTTGTTTTTTTCGGACATGGTCCCCTAATTACGTCCGTTTTTTTATTTCAGTATTTTCCGCAGTCGGTGTCCAAAAATAATAATGACACGAATGATGACTGGATCCAACAAAGCATCTACGCATTCTTGGTTGCTTTCCACTTCTGATACTTCTTCTTTTCCTGCAGGCCCGTTTTGTATAAGGTGTCTACTTCCTTTTCCGTTAGTTTTGCGGGATCGAGACCTTTTGGCAACGAGACAAATTGCGGCGTTTTCAGCGTTGTCTTCATCATGTAGGGGCCATAGGGCCCTGTGCGGATGACGTATTCTTTGAAGGTAGCGAGGGCATTTATCGTGGCTGCGCCTCCCGCCATCTTTGCCTCTAGACGCTCTATGGTCTTCTCCATGGGTTCGCTGTGTTGATACGGGATGTTTGTATCACCGCATTGAAGATACTCTCCAAATTTACCTATTTTCTTCCGAATGGGTTGGCCCTTCCACTCGCCTACGAGGGTCCCCTCTCGTCTTAGGCGCTCCTCCTGAACGAAAGCCAACGCCGCCTGTTCGGTTAAGGCGGCGAAAGAGGTGCCCGTGGGCCAGCCGAAGAATTGGGTGTCCTCTTTGTTTGGACCCTCTATCAGAAGTAGTGGACCCTTCTTGGATTGAACGGCTTTGAGACCCCCTGTAAACTCTTTGACTTTGGCGTGACCGTCCTTTGATGGATGGAGGAGAGACTGTTTGGACAGTAGGTCCTCATAGCGCACCTTGTAGGATTCCCACGTGTCTTTGAGAACCTGCTTCCACGGTTCTTCGCCTTCTGCGATTCGGTCCAGACGTTTTTCCATCTGCGCGGTAAAACCATAGTCAAAGAGGTCCTGGAAATGTTGCAGCATGAACGCGAGCACCGAGCGACCGAGGTCCGTGGGAATCAGTTTGTTCTTCTCGGCGCCCACTTTCTTTTGGAAGGACCTTGGGCTTGCGGGCCATCTGTGGGGAGTCAGTGTGTATTCCTTGACGGCGACTTCTTTTGGCGGAATGTCCTTCGTTTCTACATAGCCCTTGTCTTGAATCGTCGCAAGCAAGGAAGCAAACGTGGAAGGACGTCCAATACCGAATTGTTCCAGGGCTCGCACCAGTGTGGCTTCCGTGTAGCGCCCTTGGGCCTTTGTCTCCTTCGGTTCGGCTTTCATCGTTTGCCAAGTGACGACGTCATGGAGCGAGAGGGCGAGCATCTGCTGCCACGCAGTGTCCTCGCTGTCTGATTCCTCTGGATCCTCTGCGTTATCCTCTAGAGAGGCCACTTTTCCTGCCATCTTCCATCCCTCAAACGTTGTGCGTCTCCACTGGGCGGTCCACTGAAACTCGTCCTCGTGAATCTGTAGTTTGACCTTGGCTTGCTCGCCTCTTGCGGCGGCCATGACCGATTGAATCGCGCGCTGCCAAATCAGACGATACACCTTCTTGTCCGTGGCAGTCCAGTCGGCACCGTCTAACTCGGTATATTCCATGTGCGTGGGACGAATCGCCTCATGAGCTTCTTGCGCTTTTGGCTCGTTTGGCTCGTCTGCACCCTTTTTGGCCTTCTTCTTTGGCTTGGCTTCCTTGGCTTCCTTGGCCACCTTCTCGTCCGTAAGTGCGCCAAGGAACTCCTCTCCATACTGGTCTAGGACCCATGTGCGGGCCTGGACAACCGCATCCTGGGACATCGTGGCCTGGTCCGTTCGCATGTAGGTGATGTGACCCGCCTCATAGAGTCGCTGGGCGATTTTCATCGTGTTTTTTGGATTCAGATGGAAGAGCGCACTCGCCTGCTGCTGTAGCGTACTCGTCATGAGCGGATCAGGTGCCTTTTCGGTCCACGGGCGAATGTCTTTGCCGACGATGGACGCCGTGGGCGTGTTGTGAATGTTTTCCATGTAATTCAGGGCGGATTCCTCGTCTTCCAGTTCCTCGTCCATGTGCGCGGGGAACCTAAAGGGGGCTTTAAGTCCTCCCTTGTTGGCTTTAAGCTCTCCTTGAGTGTCCCAGGCAGCGCTCAGATGCCAGCTGGACGTCGCCTGAAAGTCGGCGATTTGCTGTTCCCGCTCTACCACGAGACGCAGGGCGGGGGTTTGGCATCGGCCCGCCGAGAGGGATGGGGCCACATAGCGCCAGAGAAGAGGGCTCATGGTGAAACCGAGGAGCATGTCCAGTACTGCCCTCGCTTTTTGCGTGTTTACTTTGTCCATGTCCAAGAGACCTGGATGCTGAATCGCATGAGTGATGGCCTTTTCGGTGATTTCCGTGAAGGTGACGCGCTTCGCCGTCTTCGGATTCAGCTTTAATAAGAGACAGACCGAATAGGCAATCTGCTCGCCTTCCATATCCTTGTCGGCTGCGAGGTAAATCTCGTCGGCGTGTTTGGCTTGTTCTTTGAGCTCCTTCATGGCTTTTGCCTTTTCCTTCAGGAATTCATATTTCGGCTCAAAGTCCGTCTTCAAGAAATCCAAGGATTGTTCCAGGCCGCGAATGTGTCCCAGCGAGGCTACCACCCGCCAGTCCGCACCGAGGTACTTCTGGATAGTCTTCTGCTTTCCTGGAGACTCAATAATGAGCAGCTTCATGATGGTGTATTCTCTCTCTGATTCTTCCTAACGTGTGACGATACTTCAAATTTTATGTGGGAGTAAAAAATTGGAGAATACCATGCGAATAGATAGAAGACGCGACGAACAAAGCTGCGATGCGCCTCTACGACCTCTATGACGATGTCTTCCAGTCCATGTTGGACTACTTGGAATACGAAGAGATTGCTCGTCTTTCCCAAACACATGAGGAGGTGTTTATAATATGTGATGACTACGTCCAACATGACGTGGGAGTGTCGGTGGCCGATCTCTATCACTTTGTTCCTACCGCCTTCGGCAGCGACTGTGGGGACAGTGATAGCGTATCTGTCAGAAGTGACACCTTTGAAAAAATTGAAATCAGTGATGATACGCCGCTGTGGGATGCGATTGTCATTCTCGCTTGATCATGTCACTTGACCGCCTCTACTCGGATGTATTCTACTTGGTACTGGATTATCTGGATCTGGACGACGTCGCGCGTCTCTCTGGCGCGAATCATGAGACCCATACCATGTGTACCGAGTACGTACCAATGGTGTCCGAAATGACCCTAGACAGCCTACAACATCGTCGCTGTCCTCATAAGGAATCCATTCCCTCCATGGAAACCCCCACAGGGTACATAATCTATACACCCATATCGTGTGGGAGTGTGGATAAATCCTCCGTATTAGAGGGCTATTGCACTAGGCACCTGACATACCATATCTGCGAAGATTGCGGAACGGTACGTGATGTGCTGGACGAAACAGAGGCATGCGCCGACGAAGGAGGATGCTGCTACAAATGGGTGTGCCGCCTGGAAGACGGTGGCTGCCCTCCTCTTCAATGTTGGTCCTGTTACGCGTACCATGATGTAGTTTCCATGTACAGGCACAGGACGGACAGAGGAAATAAAGACAAAAAGGACCTTCTATGCGACGCATGTGTCCAGGAACATGATGTTGCAGAGATGTTTCAGCCCTGCGTCATCTGGTACGGATTGAGTCTGGAAGAGGCGGCGCACCGTCGTGGTTAGTAAACATCCTCTCCACAATCGTTACACATACAGTACACTATTTTTTTCTCCTCAGAAAGCATAGAAAATGATGAAGGATTCGGGTGAAGTGAGTCTGGAAACGCTCCTCGTGACCGTGCTCAATGTCGTGGCCGTCTATCTGGCGGCCTTTACTTACCATCTGAACTGGACAGGTGTTCTGACCGTGATGATTATCGCCTCCCTCTTTACGGCGGGTATCACCCACATGATTCTCTCCAAGCTCGCGGCGGTCAAGTCCCGTGCCCAGATGCTGGTAAGCGAGACGGTTGGCGTTCTCGGTGTGGCCCTTGTGTCGTCGCTGGCTGTCCTCCTGATTCTCACCATGCGCTTCAACCTCCCTGAGGCTCTCGGCATCTCCCTGCTCTCAGGCCTGCTAACCGCCCTCCTGCGCTTCCTGTTCTCTCTGGGGGCCTAAATCGTAATACATTCTTCTAAGTTAGAATGGCCAGTATCAACCCATCTAGCGGCCAAGGAGCTCTCTTTGAACTCGTTGCCCGCGGTGTTAAAGATAATTATTTTGTAAAGGACTCCAGGGATAGTACATTCGTGTATGATGCACGATACGATTCCTCCGCACACCACGTATCCGAACGCAAAACGGTGGTTCCCATTAACGACACGAAGTTTGGCAACACCTTTGAAGTGGAAATTAACCCCTATGGCGACGTCATGACCGAGTGCGCCTTTGAAATTGACCTACCTGTCTGGTATCCATCTCTGCCCCGCTCCGCGGGTGATTTGCAACTCTGCGACCCCCATATTATCAACGGTCTGTATCCAATTACAGCGGCGGGAGGCGGACAATCCTATGGCTACGTCAACTACGTAGGGTACTTTTTGTTTGAGAAAATCCAGGTCTATCAGGACCAGTTTTTAATACAAGAGTGGAGCGGTGATGGTCTGCTGGCCAAGGAGTTATCCGAGGGTTCGTATAATAGTGCCTTTCTACAGCAGACGGTGGCGGGATTTGTGGAGGATGTGGCGAACCCTGTGCGCGGGATTCAATTGCGTGCGACGCCTGGCCATTTGCGTGTGAAGATTCCCCTGCCTGGGATGCAATGTCCTGGCGACGGCGGACTACCTCTTGTCGCGATGGCCTGGCAGACCTTCCGCATCAAAGCGACGCTTCGTCGGCTGGAAGACTTGGTCGTATGTGACGATCCCACTGTGCATCAACCCAATCTTACCCCTTGGAATGTGCCACTATTTACGTATATGGGGGAGGACGGCGCACCTGTCACGTTTGCACCCAAACCGTTGGCGGACATCGGTCAGCCGACCATTTTGTTATCCACCATTCAGCACTATGTCCCACCCCGCGTCCAACAAGAGCTGCGTAGTAGCGTGATTCAAATCCCTTTTCGCCGACAGTTTGAGAATAACTTTACATTTGGCGAGCTTGACTACATACCCCTAGACAAGGGCGGTACCGCGGCGGTGACCCAGTGGATTGACGGTCGCTTTCCTACGGAACGCTTCTTCTGGTTCTTCCGCACCCAAAACGCACTAGACAGGAATCGTTTGGACGACTTCTTTAATGACTATTTTGATACCCATGTACCAACTGCCACGCAGCCTCTGACGGTGCCCTATGGGGCATTTTACTATACGATGAAACTCGTGATCGCAGGTCGTGACCGTGAGAACTTACACGAACCTTTGGTCTGGCAACAATTATGTGTATTGGCGAAAGACGAACGGGCGAACGGTAAGGGAATCGGCGAGATGAAATGGAACACGGGCGAGGCATATGGCGTCGTGTATCCCGCTCCACGGCAACCCGAGGGTACCATTAATATGTCTACTGCGTACCGCCCCACACTGTATATGGAATTGGCAAATATCAACGCAAATCCTTTGATTGCACAGCGTCGGTCCGAGTTCCGCGTTTTCACGGAGGGCTGGGCTACGTATGAGGTCAAGGAGGGACGGGGGCGGTTACTCTTTGCCAACTAGGCACTTTTTTCCAAAAAGTGCGCAAAAACGGCGCTACGCGCTCGTATGATAGGGGCTTTTCAAAATAGAAACGCTCATTACCTCGCTTTTGCGCACTTTTTGGGAAAAAAGTACGCAAAAACGTGGAATATATTAGGTCGCGCATCCATGAACCCTGTACGGCATCGTACCAGTAAGAAACATGGCTCCCTCTGTGTCGGCATCATGACCATGCCCCATGCCCGCAAGGTGCGACACGGAACGTCCCATATCATGAAACCCTATGTAGACTGGTTTGAGGATCGAGGCGTTCGTGTATTGCCTATCCCTTACGATACGACCGATCACGAGACTTACTTTCGTCAAATCAACGGTCTCTTCCTTCCTGGTGGTGAAACCACCTTCGTGATGCGGAATCGTGTGTTCGTGGATTCCGTGACTCGGTTCTTTGAGCTCTCTTTTCAACGAGGAGAGTATTTCCCCATCTGGGGTACGTGCTTCGGTTTTCAACTCCTGATGTTCATTATCGGCGGTTTCACCAAGCTGAAGCGATATCCTTCCCACTGTATGACCCCTATCCATGTCACCAAGGCGGGTAAAGAGTCACGCCTCTTCCGTTCCTTTTCCAAGCGCTATTTGTATTATCTGGAACATTATGATTCCACTTCCAACAACCATGAATACGGAATCTCTCCACAGGACTTCATGGACAATCTGCATCTGAGCCGTTTCTATGATATCTTGGCTACTGCCGTGGACGAACATGGAAAGGAATACGTGGACGCCATAGAAGCTAAGTATTACCCCATCTATGGCGTCCAGTGGCATCCTGAGCGCCAGCGTACCACAGGGCCCTTCGTTGATTTCTTTGTGGGTGAATTGCGAAAGAACAAACATCGCTGCTCGGGTGCGATACCCTATTTGCGGCATGTCATGCGACCCCATCGGTGCGTCCAATACCCCGAACACCGAGAGCTGCCCTGCTACTTCTTTTAGGCTCGCGGCGACGACCTCATCTAAAGAAGACCTCCTACCTACAGGATAACATGGATGTGCGATGTCTTACTGGTTCCTCGGAACACCGAGAAGAATGGTACATGCATTTCTTTACCGTGGTCTACATGGACCGTGCAGATTTGTTGTCGGTCTATTGGTACAAGGGACGAACGGTGAACCGCGAGTTGTTTGAGGATGTGCGACAGATTCTGGAACGCATGAAAGAATACCGCATCTGTGCCTCTTACACAGGAGACATCATGTGTCTGACCGATGAACGGGCGTTTGTGGAGAAACTCGTGCTACTTGGACTACAAGGGACCATGATTCATACCTATGATTGGCCTATTCAGGGCGGGGGTTCCTTGGAAATAGAGGGTGGTGTATGCTCCCAGTCTGCCTATTTTCAGCAGATGTCTGGCGTCTGTTTTCAGGATTATGATGTATGGCACTCCTTCTCCAGCACGGATCCGAGTGAACCCGTCTTGCTCCACAAAGGGCTTGCTAGAAAGGAATCCGTGGAAATTGTGGCACCGTCTGATTCCGAGTCGCGTCTGATCGTTGTATCCTTCTTTGGTCGCTCAGTCCTCCTATCATGGTTGCCTCTTGCTATCACGGGTTATACCGTGTTTTACTCTGCCATTGAGAATCGTCAATTGTATACATGGTTTGTCTCCATGATTCAACGACAGCAATATGGGCTGGCAAAACAACAAATCGCCGCATTGGAGGATTATCATACACGGCAACTTGCTCTCTCTTCGCCCCTCGTTGCGGATACAGTACCATCTGTTTGTATTAATGCACCTACCTTGGCACTAACGGATACCGTGGAGGAGGTGACCGAGGTGACCGAGGCAAAAGCGGACGTTGCGCCCTCGGCAAGTACCACTCGTTCTCTACAGGAATTAGAATCTCCTACCTTCTGGGTTCGCACCTTCTGTGAGTTATACGTGGAGGAATCGGCGGATCACGATACCCTTTTGTCCGAAATCTACCAGGATTATCTCACGTTTTCGGATTGGGGATATCGCGACAAGTTGGTATCCATGACGGCCTTTGTCAAAACACTTCGTGCACTCGGCCGGTTTACGATCAAACGACGCTCCAAGGGGATGACGCTCGTAGGGCATCGCTCGCTCGTTTCCCAGCAAGAAGCCATGCGTGATGCGGTGCGACATGGCCAGCAATCCGAGCGCAATGTGTTGCGATATCACACGTCACGAGAAATTCAGACAATTGTGGGGCGGTATACTGACATAATAGAAGAGTGTTATCCCCTTTGCGCACGAGAGGCATGTCTGGCACTGCACGACATGGGACTATCTCTGGATTCGGCCATTCTATACTCGTTTTGTAGGATTCCTGGCATGACCGAGCAGCTGAAGATGTATGCGGAATACGTGGACGGGCTTCTCTCCCAACCACTTACCATGGATCACCAGACCGACTACGAGGGCTTCCGCGAACTCACGGAGCGGTGCGTGCTGTATTATCCGTTTCGGTTGGAGGGTAGGAAGTTTGCTGGGGCAGAGGGGGCGATTACCGCACCAGAGGAGGCGTCAGAAATCACACTGGACGAGCAATTTCATGGGTTGAGCTTGACGGGTGTCATGGAAGAGGAGGATTCTTCTTCCTAAGTTATTTATGTTATACTTATATCGTATAGGACGAACTATCGCGTATAAGTATCGTTACTGCTTGAATCCGCTCTTGATCCACTGGGCCACCTTGGCCGTATCCGAGGAGACGAACAGCGGCTGCGGATTACCATTTACAATTGCCAGGAAAGCGGGAATGGACCGAACACCACAGTAGCCTGCGGTGTAATCGTTCTGATCAATGTCACAGACGTACCACTTTATTTTATCACTAAGACCAAGTAATAGGTCAGTATTGATTCTCTTACAAGGCTGGCACCAGTCAGCTTGGAACTTCAGAAGGACGATCGGATCATGCGGAACGGGTGGGTTTTTCTTGATCAGGCTTTCGAAGAACTCCTGGCTCGGGAGGGGAGTCATCTTTCCGTGGGCGCTCATTCTGTCTGGATCGCAGGAACGATAGCGCGATTCCAGACACGGCAATGAGACCAATCGTTCCAAGGAACACATAAGGAAGAAGACCACCGTTGTCGTCTGCACCGCCTGACTGTGCTGCTTGCTTCGCCAACACGGCGCCGATGGCGCCTGGCGTTAATCCCTGGCTCAAGGCCGCTGCCTGCGGCGCCAAGGAAAGCGCAGCCGTGGCCGCCTCGGCCGTCTTGTCCACCGTGTTTAATGCTTTATCTACGACGGCCGTTCCCTTGTCCACGACATTCCTACCCAACTGAATACCCTCCTGAACTGTGGAAATCGCCGTATCTGCTGTGTGAAGCGCCGTCTCGGCCACATTCGTAACCGGTTTTAGGAACGGGCCTGCGACCTCCGCGATAATCTCAGGGTTCTGGACCACGACCTTGGCTGCCGTCTTTGCCAATCCCAAGGGCCCTGCCAGGAACGGGAACCAGTTCACAATCAGGCTTTCCACCGCCGAGACGTACTCCTCCTTCGGAGCGGGGAGACCAAAGTACTCATGATTCTGCTTGATGACGTCGTCGGTGTAGACAAAGAGACGAACAACCTTGTAAATGTACCACACAAACGGCACCCATGCAAAGATGAAGGTAATGAAGAGGAAGAGTTGGAAAAAGCCCAAGCGATTCTGGCCGGTCAAGAAGAAGTCCACGCCGAAGGCACCGCCTAGTAAGACCGCCAAGGCGTAATAGAAGAAGGCCATGTGCTTCTTGTCGGGTACATCACTTGCCAACACACCTGCTCCAATTCCTTGACCAATGCCCGTGAAACCGATGCCTGGCGCTTGCACACCGAACACCTTCACGACATCACGATGGAAGACGGCCTGCGAGGCATCGTACAACCACCAAACACCGAGGAAGAGGATATTGATGACGATCTTAGCGAGGAAGGTCAGGGGCGAACGAAGATAAAGGTGGTCCAGTGCGAAGAATCCGCCGAGCACGGAGAGGGCTAAAAAGGTATTATAGGACAGGAATGCCGCTCCTGGACCACCCTCTTTTGCGTTAAAAGCGGACTTTGCACCCTCGGATAGTGGCTTCTCCGCATGCCGCCAGTAGTCTAATTGGGAGACACTCGGGCTCATTACTAGGCACTTTTTAGAAAATAGTCCACAACATTATAGTACTGCGTGTGGCGCAGGTACTATCATCTTGTATTACAACCTGTTTCGGCGCTTAGAACTTTTGAAAAAAGTGTGCAAAAGCTCGTCATCTCGCTTTTCTATTTTCCAAAAAGTGCATTAGATAGGTGTGCTTACGCACACGTTTTTGCGGGCTTTTTTTGAAAAAGCCCCTTAGATGGTAAACAGTAATCCGCCGAATCCATTGATGACACGGAAGATGTTGTAATTGTGTGCGTAGACCACAATATGGCAGTTGCCTCGCTGCTGCCACACAGGAATCAGCGGATTGCTTAGCACGGGGTTCATCTGAATCTGCCAGACAATGCTGTCAATACGACTGGCATTCATGGAACCCGTCGGTTGCACGTCCTCGGGCCTCAGGGCAAAACAATAATTATAGATGAACGACTGGACCGGAGTGGTGACATGATGTTCATATGGCTGCTCCAATCGGAAGTACTGCGGAATGCGGGCGGCAAAGCGGTCGTATCCGTCCAATTGTAGCTTGGCAAGAGAAATGAGGTCCATCCGACCTGCAGGGGCATTGGAGTTCATAAACTGTTGCACATAGAGTGGAATGGGCTCGTCAATGGCGCGATTGCTGTAATTAAACCACTCATTACGATTGATCATCTCGTCGCGCTGCGCCACAAACATGAACTCCTTAATCGGATGGTTGAACTCTACCGAAATGGTAGCCGTCGTTTGCTGACCTGTGAGTGCGTAAGGCGGAGTGTACTGCACTTGTTCAATCAGATACTCATGCGAGGTACTGACAAACATACGACGCTCCTCCACGTCCAGATAGACGTACTCTCCCCATAACATCATGTTCACAATCTGCGACGTACAATCCACATTGATCGTACAGGCGGGCTTCCAGGTTTCCTGTAAGACTGGATTTTGGGGGGGAGCGACCCAGAACAACTGCTGCAAGGGGCGAAGCGTGATGTTAATACGAACGGGATGGTACTGAAGAGCGAGAAGCGGAATATAGAGACCTGGATTGCGGCAAAAATAGAACTGGAGCGGAATCAGAAGACGGATGCCCTCGGATTGAGGGCCTGGTATCAGGTTGGGCGGAATATAGGGCTCAAAACGGCCAATCATCTCATTCAAGGCATCACGCTGGCCCGCGGGGGTCGTGAGTTGTGTCCAGATCTCCATCCACTCTCCCGTCTGGCGATCAATCTCCTGCTCACCGACTTCAAAGGTAATCTCCTGAATGAGGGCGTGACCAACGGAATTTGTGTAGGAGAGGACGTTACCACTCGTGTCATACACGCGCGGAAGCGTAACGTCTAGGTAGACTCGGCCGAGCAGGTCACCGCGCCGCGGAATCAGACACGTGATACGCTGACCGAAGTTCGGCGTTCCGTCAAAGTACATGGGCTGGGCTTCTGTCGCAAAATTCGTGTGGCGACGGTACACCATTTTGAAAAAACTCACCTGGGGGTTCCCCGTGAGGAATAGGTCTTGTTTTCCTGTCGCAACAAGTTGTAATAATCCACCTCCTGCTGGCATCCTGTTAATGTTCCGGATAATTAAGATTTAGGTAGTATTCGCACAGAGATTGATGGTTGTGTAGAAAGCCCTTGATACCAGGATGGCGGTATGAAATAGCAGAAGATAATAGAGAATGAATGACGAAAAGGTGAATGTGGACGCCGCTGTAGTGGCCGAGGCTGCTGTACCACGTAAAGTACTCGGTGAGGGGACTTATGGTATTGTGGTGGGACCTGCATTGCCCAATCGTAATAAGAATGGAAAAAATGTAGAGTATCCGCAAAATGTCACGAAGATATTTAAGACAGTAAGGAATCGGAACAAGGCCATTCGGAATAGCAAGCGACTCCACAAAGCAGTGAACAAGCTAGAGGCCACGGCAGAGAAGTATCAACGTCTGTATCATCTTGGTAATCTGAATACGAGCATCCGTGAAGAGGTGCGGATCTTCCTCGGCCCTGGAACGCAGGATAGTCGCGTGTTGTCGCTCATGCGCACTCCCTTTCTTGGATCCTCCATTTCTCACATTGACCAGACACCAGCAGAGTATCGTGCGCTACGGAACATCCCCTATCAAGTGGTCTGCGCCCAAATGCTGAAGTGCATGCAGGTCGTCCAGGCCATTCATGCGGCGGGCTACATTCACGGCGACATTCGCGAAACCAATGTACTCTGTCATTTGGACACGGGGGCGCTCACCATCATTGACTTTGACTGGCTCAAACGGTTTGACGATTTTTACCGAACCTATCCTTACTTCTTTTATTCTCATCCACCTGAGTCATTATTTATCTGGGGTCGCGATGATATCGGTATCTACGATGTGTCGCATCATTATAACACTAATAAGCGCCTCTATGAGTTGGTAAAGGACGATGAGATAGACTTGTACCTCTCCGAAACGGCGGCGAGGGGGATCACCCATTTCGCCACGACGTATATGCCCGAGCTTTCCTATGCCCCCTATCATAATATTCCATGGGAAGAGCACCGTCTTGAACTGTTTGATATCGCGAAGGACTTCATTGATTCGTATGGCTTAGCACACAGTTTCACGATGTTGTTGGAGAAAGCATGGTATGTCGTGTATGACCCTGACCTGTACGAGCCACCTGTGGGTACCATCGCAATGGGCAATGGCCCTCAGGGGCTAGAGGCCGAGCATCGCCGATTTTTACAAATTCGTGAGTACATCGTGGAGACACTGCTACCCAGCATGCTTCACAGCAATTACACGCGGCGATGGAACATTGACACTGCCATTCGGGAATTTACTGCTGCGATGGAACGACTGGGCATCGCAGCACCCATCTCGCTCCCTGCTGAGGAAAGGAAGGAGAGCGTGAAGGCCGACCTAGAGTTTATGCGGGAATTTGCCGATTTCCAACTGGTGGAGGAACCAGGAGCGCCTGCCAGCCCTGTCCCACCACAGGGTCCACCTAACGCGGTAGAAATGCGGAACGCACTGAATCGGGTCATCGCGGACGTAGGTCGCGGAGTGGCAGGTGGTCGGCGACGACGCGGACGAAGGTTGCGAAAACAGACGCAGAAGAGAGCACGTGTCCGAAAGACAGTAAAGAACGCACGCTCTACTAGATGAGTTCCTCAGGAATCACCCCCATCAATAGCGGTCCGCTGATTCTTCGAACGTATTTGAACTCCAGTTCCAACAACACCTATGCAGTGGGCCCCTACGACGACCCTGTCCCTGCCAATCGTATCCTGGTGACGTCCACGGGCGGACTGGTGGTGCCGTCTGACACTATAACTGTTAGTTCCCTACTCGTTTCTACTCTGCTGGGTCCTCCTGGTTCCGCGTGGAGTGATTACCTGTTTTGGAATAATGCGGCCAGCCCACCTTCTTGGCAGGTCGGTTCCACCCAAGTCCATCTTGGTAGTGGCGCGGGAGAAACGAATCAAGGTGCAGAATCCATTGCAATTGGTCATCTCGCGGGAAAGTTGAATCAGGCTGCAAACTCCATTGTTATCAATGCGACAGGTTTGACGCTTAATAATACAACTTCTAATTCGTGTAAAATTGCACCGATTCGTGGCCCCGTGACTACCACGAATCCTCTGTATTACGATGTCGGTACACAAGAGGTAGTGTATGGTACGAGTCAAAAGGCCGTTGCGTCTCGCTCGTCGTATGCCACGCAAATAGCAAACGCATTTGGCGTAGCTACCGTTATTGATTTTGATGGGCAACAAAACATTACACCTGTTGGTATTACGTATGCAGTTGCTCCCGCGTATAGTTTTACTTTTTCAAACGCGGGGACCTATCACATAACATTGACCATCAATTGTGCATTGATTATTCCCACTCAAGCGGCCGAAATTGTTGTATGGATAAAAACAAATGGAAATAATCTTGGTACGCCCTATACAGCCTGGTCACAATATATTAGCACAGCACAGGGTAGTGATTGGAACGCAATTACCGTCCAGTGGTGTTTGACATTTGCTGCAAATGATTACATCCAATTCGTAATGAGTTCAAACCCTAGCGGACGTATACAAACCATTCCTTATGTTGCGGGTGGCCCTCCTCCACCCGCAAGTGTGAGTGCTACTGTGACGATTGTCCAATTGGGTTAGGTACAGCATGACACAGATGTAGGATGCTCGTCGGTGTGTATATTCTATTTAATTACAGTACACTAACTAGAGAAATGACGTCGCGGGATTACGATTACTTGACCCTGCGAAATCTACAGTGCTATGACGCAACCGATGGGTCCTATGTTCCCACGGGTTACGTATTGACAGCGGGTGTCCGAGGCCAGGGTATTTGGACAACTGGGGGTGGCTCCTTCGGGCCCACGGGTGGAACGGGTGTGACAGGCTCTACTGGTGCAACTGGTCCCTTCGGTGATTCTCCCATAGGAGACACGGGAATGTCTGGTCCCGTGGGTTTATCAGGGGCAACAGGAACGGTAGGATTACTTGGACCGATTGCGGAGGGAGTTACCACGGTTGGACCTGGACCCGTCCAATCCATCTTTGTACCCGATACCTCTATCACGTCTAACTCCATGATTGTCGTGTTCCCCCTTAACTGGGATCATGTTCTTACGAACGTTCAAGTGTCCCTCAATCCTGGTACGGGGTTTACCATTGATGTGAGCCCCGCGATTACTGTATTGGATACACCAGGTGTGTACACAGTGGCCGTCTCTTCCACCGCACCCGTCAGTTTTCAAATGATTGGCGCAGGCGGTTCAGGTAGCGGTGGTGGTAGTGGTGGAACCGCAGGTTACATACAGGGAACGATTACCTTGTCGCCAGGTACAACCCAAGTAAAAGTTGTCGTCGGTGGCGTGGGTGGTGGAGCAGGAGGTGGTCCATCAGATGCTTCGTACATTACCATACCTGGTACAGGTCCTCTATTCGCTATTGCGGGTGCGGGAGGTGGTTCCGATGGACTGTTCGTCACGGCTGGTTATGGCGGCGGCGGTACATTTACGTCTGGCGTGGCCCCTGGTGGCGATGGTACTCTTAGCAGTGGTGGTGGTGGTGGTGGCTCGGTGGTTACGCCCACGCAAGGTGGATCGGCAGGTACCGAATGTGGATTTGTCACTCCTGGCAATGCAGGTGGTAATGCAGGCTCCTCTGGTGCCTATGAACAGGCTCTGGGTGGCTCCTCTCCTTCCACTGCCATGTTGCCTGGAGGAAGTGGGTATGCGGGCGGTGGCAGTGGATGTGGTGGCGGTGGTGGCAGTTCGTATGTAAATACGGTAACCACCTCGGTAGCAACATCCTTCGCAGGAAATGCAGTCCCTGGAGGAACACTCCCTGGATACGGACGAAGCAACCAAGGTGGCTATGTGTCCCTCGTGTCTTCCTGGCCCGCGATTGACGTTCGTTGGTGGGTTCTGCGATACTAATGTGTTTTTGTCTCATAAAAAGAAGACCACTGAATAGAATGACGTCACGTGATTATGACTATTTAACTCTCCGAAATCTACAATGCTACAACGCAACCGATGGTTCCTATGTGACGCCTGGCTATGTATTGACGGCAGGCGTCCAAGGTCAGGGTGTGTGGGCGCCCACCCCTACAGGTTCCACAGGATGGACGGGTCCCACGGGATCATTTGGTCCGACGGGACCGATGGGATTAACAGGTCCCACTGGAGTAACAGGACCAACTGGTACAGCAGGACCTATAGGACCAACCGGTACCACGGGACCGACTGGTTATGTAACACCTTTCAATGAGGGAACACTGACAGGCATCACGGGCGCTGCATCTCCTGTGACCAACACCGTGACTCCAGCAATACCGTTATCGGCCAATGCCATGGTCATTATCATGCCTGTTAACAATAACACAAACATAGAAGGTATTACCGCCTACCTCAATGTACCCAACTTCGATATCCAAGTGCGTCCGTATACTGGCGCGTCTTCCTGGGGACCGATTGACGTTCGGTGGTGGGTGCTACGTACTTAATTGTAAACGGGTAGTTTGTATGTAGTACCACCAATATCAATGGGAATGTAACCCGCATAGGCGCCAAGGAGGCCTGGATTGAAACCGCCCGTCGGATCCAGAACAATAGACGAAAAAAGGAACTGCGTGACTAAGGTACTTCCCGTCACGCTCAAGGTGGACAGCGTAGTGAGTGAACTCACCGTCAACGTACTCACGATGGACGAGGTTCCCGTCTGTGTATCAAAGGTGAGATTGGTCGTAGAAAGAGTGGATACTTGAAGCAGTGAACTCACCGTCAACGTGCTCACGACAATATCCGTTCCATACAAATTCTGAAAGTTTGCATTGCCTGTGATGCTAGACACAGACAACGTGGAATTCACCGTCAGATAATTGGTATCAATCGTGTTGAAAAACGAACTGATGAACACATTCATTGCTGCACCTGGGGCACCATCGATGTTCAGCGTACTTGCGTTGATTGTAATGGTTTGCGATGGATCCACTGGCATCGGTTGAATCGTGGAGATGGACAACGTAAACGTGCTGAAGTTAAGGAAGGTTGATAAAATGCCGTCTATTGTAGAAACAATGGAAGAAAGGGAGCTTATCTTCGTATTCGTGGCCGCCGCAGTGGGAGGCGAATAAGGCGACACTAGAAATGGATTGTTGTTATTGGCGATATACAGGTTGGCGTTAGTTGTCAGTAAATTGCCCCTCGTACGAAAGAGCTCATTGTCGCGTCCTGGTAGCTCCGCCATCTATTACCTTCTTTGGATTGCGGTTTCTTTATGTCGTATAATATAAAGAATTTATACTCCTCCTGTGTAGTAGTAATGAGTCACCGAAAACATGACACACCTCAATACTACATGCCGTATGACTCAGGGGAAGACAGTGGAGCAGAAGACACAGGGAGCGAGGGAAGCGACGAGGACTACGATGGCTCCAAACTTCCCGAGTACGAGGACCCGCGCATTCGCCGAGAAGAAGACCCGCGCTACGCGATTTACCGCATCACGGGTCCCAATTTTGATACATTCGGCGAACAACTGGACTTTCGCATTCATCCACACGAGACACCCTATAGCGCCTCCAGTAACATCACCAGTCTCGCAGGTCTTCAATACCTGAATCCGCCCAAGACCGTGGTCACGAGCCTGTTTAGCGTGAAATCCATCAATCGCGATATCTCCGTGTGGCCTAGCCCTTTTTACTTCTCCATCAAGACGCCGCGCGTGTATAAAAACGTAACGAAGTTTCAGCTTGTTCAAATCTCCTTTCCCAATACGAATGACACTCTCGGTACCTATAGTACCTTCGTAAGTTCCTTTATTATTGCCTTATTGGAAAAAGGTTTAAACCCGTGCTGTATTTCCACCTGCATCAGTGCAACACAGGGTGTGAGTGGATCCAGCGCTATCGGTCTCGTGGAACAGGCACGTGTGAACGCGGCGGGTCAGCCCATGCTTGTCAGCCTCGCCATTCCCGATGGACAGTACCGCGAAGAGGAGCTGGCCACCGAACTCAACTTCCAAGCGAACAACACTCCCCCCTTCAACCTCCTTTCCTTTGAGGACTTCAAGGCAACCTTCCAGACAACCCATGACATTTCCGTGCTGTTTAACGAGCCTGGCGATCTGTTTCACTCCGCCCTGACGGCTCGCCGTTATGTCAACCCCACCAAGGAAAACATCATGAATTGCTACTACTCCCAAGCGCATATTGACTCCTTCTTCACGATTACCGATAAGATTGCGTTTAATGCCTATTATTACCCTGTGCTCAAGGAGCTTATGGTCAACCCCATGTCCGAACCCTTCGTTGCGACAGGCTCCTATTCGTTTGAGGACATCAAGTATCGTGTGGTACAAATCTTTGAAGGACTGGACAGCGATTTCTACTATGAGATTGGGCTTATGAATCGTGGTGCATTGGATATGTTCCGCACCTATCACACCTTCCAATACAAGAATATTAACAAGTATATATGGAGCTATCATGATGTGGAGCGACGATACTCCGTGGTTCACAACGAGCTTCACACCTCCATTCGGCGAGACATTTCCCAGCAACTGGGGCGGTATCTGGAGAGTGAATACGTCTATCACGGATTGACACCCTTCCAGTTCAAGACACTGAAAAATGAACACACGGTGACGAATGCAGTGTTCCAGCACATGCAATCCCATCTCAGCACGGTTCTTGCGAATTACCATCTCGTGTCAGGCTACCAGTATGCGGGTGGTGCGTATCATGTTGCCGCCGAATCCACTTTCCGTGTAGAGGATTTACAGGCAGACGGGGATTTTGACTCCATGTTCCGCTATACCACCGTGTTTGGCAATCAGTTTGGAAACCTACCTGGTACACGCTTTGCGTTCCAGAGCTTCGCGGATTATCACAGCACCCTCTCCAGTTATTACGGAAAGGTCCAGAATATGAATAGTACGATTCAAAGTGTACATGACAGCGCCTATGAGAAGCATCATCGCTATGTAGCAGGGAAGTATAAGGGGATTTTACCCGAGTACATGATTAGCAACCGAACGTATTTGGACGGGCGCGGTGTCCCTGTCACCTTTGGTAGGGGCAAGCCCTTTATGATTCCTGGTGAGTCGGCGATAGATGCACCTGCCGCCGCATTAACGGAATCCAATCCACTCTCCGTTGTCTCTCTTGGCGGCGCAGGCGCATTCCCCTTGCTGGGCAACCCATGTGACCCCTCTACCTGCTCTACGAGTTGCGCTACTGCGGTTCGCGAAATTGTAGCGGGCTGGTATTCCTGTCTTCCTGTTCAAGTCACCGTGAATACACTCGGCTACCGTTTGGGGTTGAGCCAATTGCAACTCACAAATTATCAGTTTACAAGCTCCCTGCTCAACACATTGTCTACCCAGAATTCCAATTACTTCCTGCAAATCAACGAGGAGCAGAATTTCAATCAAATGGACGTGGCCATGAATGAAAATTATAATAAGAGCAACGAGACGACGGGTCAAGTCAAACTCATGTTCGCCAAAATTCTGGCGAGTGGCCTGGGCGTCGGCGAAGTCTCGCAGACCGTCATTCAGAATCCTGCGCTCTTCCCGAATACGCTCGGTAAATTGGATAAACTTACCTTTAAGATTTACTACGATGACGTCGAGCTCACGCCTGCCTGGCTTCTACTCCCGTTCAAGAGTCTGCTGTACAACGAATGGGACGCGACCTTCCAAATTGATGAGGAGATTGGCTACGCGGATCGCAATACGGGCTTCGGTGCTACACCCACCGTTCCTATTCCTGCCGATCCTGCTGCCATGCCCTACCTCGGCTTTACCACGCCCAACAATCCCAATAATAAGTGATAGTGTTAAAAAGACAATAAATAAAATAGATAGGTTGTAGTAATGAGTCAATTAGAAACTCCCTCGCCCTATGTCGGCGACTATCCGTTTGAAACCGTGGAGGGTAACCTCTTTACGCCCGTCTGTCTTCGTACACACTGGGACCCCACCCAGATGTTGACCCACATTCTACCACAGCAAAAGGTCGGTCTTCCTGAGGACTTCCGCCCATGGGTCAAGGTCTGCAAACAGTACGTGACGTCTGGTCCTACGATTCCTGCTCCCATGCCACCGAAGGACATGGTATTCCCCACGGGTGGAGAGTTTTATCCGCCCGGCCGCTATTCCGCCAATATAGACAAGGAGTCCGTATTACGCACACTGAATCGCCCACTGGACAAATGGTGCCCTACCACAAAGTACATTCCGCGACAGAATAGCAACCTGTTTGTCGCAGGCTCCACCGTTCCTGACCGCAAGCCCGTATCCGATGCCTTCGTATCCGAGCTAGCCATGCCCAAGGCCCTCCTTCGCACGGATGTGTATACCTGCCGCTCCGAGAACGATACGAAGTACTTTGACCGCTCGCCCCGTCTCTTCAATAATCCCACGAAGCAGGATCGTTATGGCCGCGCCAAATTCTACTCGCTTCCTGGTGTGAATTCGCCCGCAGACCGCGGACAACCCATGCCACATGGCGGTGTCAATCAGGTCCCGCCCACCCGTCAGGCCATCGTCGCTTCCTGGCCGATTGAACAGCCTGGTGGTGCCCTGCCCATCTATTCTCCTGGTCAACCTACGGAGCGCGCCCTCCGAACTACGAATCTGCATACAGGTGATACTTCGTTTGCAGGTATAACCACAGCTGGCTCAGCTGCGCACGTATGGTAGACGTGATTTCGTATCGCATGACCATTCCCGTCGCCACATTCAAAAATCCGACGGACTCCAGCGACCGATCGTACATTTCCTCATAGGCATACTGTTTCAGTAAAAGCAGTATCTTATCCTCATTCGTCGGCACATAGACAGGGTCAAAGAAGATGTAATAGGCGCACTTCTCTGTCAGAATATCAAAGTGAATCGGCCGAATGCCCTCCGCCTCAAAGATGACATTCAGTGCAGGAGCGTCTTCGGCGACCATCCAAAGAGGAATGGCTTTCTCCATGGCTTTTGTCATGACCTGTTGCTCTTCCTGGAGCAGATGGGGCAGGATTCGGGCGTGCTGGTACAAGGGTATGTTCCTGCCCTCCATGACAGACTTGATGGCCGCAATCCGCCACAAATCGCCCACCACCTCGTGGGTAGGTAGCTTTTTGTCTAGAACACGATGCCAGCTCGCGAGAACCTCAGGTCGCAACTCGGTGGGAACCGAATTGCGCACCAGGCCGAAACTGAATTCATTGAGATCAAATCCGCCGTGCCGCAGCGGACGAAGTTGGCCGCGGATTTTACCGAGAATCACCGAGGCTTGAGACATGTCCTGCGTATTCCACTCCAAATGCTTTAACTTGGATTTGACATAGGTATCCAATTCATGATACTCTACCGCGGGCATTTGTGGCGTGTGTGATAGGAACTTGTGCACCAGTTGTTCCATCTCTGCCTCATACTCCTCCCAAAACTCAATATTCTCCCTATAAATGCGGAGCGTGAGAAGTGCCTCGCTCACTTCTGGGGTAATCAGTTCGCCTAGCTTGTTTTGGTGAATGGCGCACTCGCGCAGGGTGATCCAGCGTATCATCTCCAACCAGGTGTCGCGCGCATCAAACTGTTTCACCCATTCAGGCATCACGAACATCTGTCCAAACTGGTAAATAGACTCCGTTTTGCTATGATGGACTGTGGGGACATGATTCTTGTCACGTAGCTCGCTCCAGTCTCCTCCGTCAAACCCGCGAATCATGTCATCAATACTCATCATGGCGGCGGCGGCCTCATTCGTACTCAGCTTGAAGGAAGTGACATTGTGGAAACGAAGAAAGGGGCGTGGAATCTCCCGCACAAAGCGACACAGGGAGCGCTCCTGCTTGGAGTACGTCATGTAGAGCCCCTTCTTCGCCCGCGTAATCGCCACATAGAACAGACGACGCTCACAGACAATTTCGTCATCACCCTTTCTACTAGGGAACATGTCGTCGTGAAGATTCATGAAAAACACAATGTCCCACTCCAGTCCCTTACTCGCATGAATCGTCGCGAGGGTGATTCGCTTTTCAGGTTGCGTCTTGGCGCGTTCTGGATCGTAATTCGTACAGAGATGATAGGGAATTCCCTTCAAATGGAGGCGTTCCTCTATCCGAAACAGGTCCGAATTGTAGCGTGAGAGAACCGCAAAGGTGAAATTGGGCGTACCATGTCCTGTAAACTGCTTGAGAAGGCGCTCCAGAGAGTTTACAATCCAATCACATTCGTCTGAGGAACGAAAGAAGAAATGGACTTCGGGCTTGCGCCCGCCTCGTGCATTCGCAATCATCTTTTCCTTGAACGGGAGTGTGGGAATGAAACGCATGATAGAGTTCGCCGCCGTCACGATAGCCTCCGTGGAGCGATAATTCATACAGAGCTGATAGTCCTTGACCCGCGGTATGTATTTCTCAAAATTCAAAATGTAGTCTACTGAAGACCCGCGCCACGTATAAATATTCTGGGCGTCGTCTCCTACAATCGTCATCGTGGCCCATTTGTGATAGAAGCCCTGGAGAAGTTCCCATTGAATCTCATTGATGTCTTGAAA